CTGGCATCCAACATCGACGCGGCCACTTTCCGCGTAGCGTCCACGTTCCTGATAATGGGCGCCTCTGACTTCTGCCAGAAGTCGGCCGCGGTCGCCGTCCGCACCATCTCAAACGAGAAGTTGAGAAGTTCGGCGCCGGCCACCTTAACCTTGCCAGTAAGCCAGTCCCAGTTGTCTCCAGCTGACTTCAAGGCCGCGGCAGTCGAGTTACTCATGACCGGAGCCTGGCCTCCGATCGCGCGCATCTCTGCCGTGATGGCCGGCAGGAGCTTCATACCCTGCTCGCCGAAGAGTTTGACGCTCAGTGCCGCCTGCTTCGCTGGATCGGGAATCTTCGCGATGGCTTCACCAATGGAGGCCAGCGATTCATACGCGCCCGACGATCCGATTTCGGAAGCGTTGAGACCCAACTCCTTGAGCGCGCCCAGCGCGCCGGCGTTTCCACTGCCGATCATGGCGCGCAGCCTGCCGGCACTTTCGGTCATGCCCTCGAACGGCGCGCCTGTCTGGTTGGCGATGTATTGCAGGCGCTGCACGTTTTCCGCGGTGTCATTCAGCCGCGTGGCCAGCTTCTGCGCCTCCGCCCCCGCCGATACCGTGGACGACACGAACGCGGTCACCGCGCCGATGCTGAACGCGCCAGCGATGGCCGGACCCATTGGTCCGAGTTTCGCCATGATGCCCGCGAGCCCAGACTGCACCGGCGGGGCGGCGTCCGCCGTCTTCTTCGTGGCCTCGTAGAGCTTCAGCATGTCGGACGGCGCTTGCTTGCCGAGCACCTGGTACTTCTGGATGGCGGCCTCGAGAATGGCGTTGACCTTGGCCTGCTCCGCGCCCGTCAGCTTCGTCGCCCCGCCCATCTTGTCGACGGCCGCCGTCCAGTTATGCGCCTGCTGGAGGATCTTCCCCCCACCCAGGGTGGCCGAGTGCTTCTCGACGGTCTGCGCAGTGGCGACGATCTTGTCTTCGTACTTGGCAATCTCGGCGAACGCCTCGCGGGCGCTGGCGGAGAATTTGACGGAGTGGGTGATGGCCATGATTACTCCGCCGCCTTGACCGCGCGGGCCACCACGCGGACGCTGTCGGCTTCGAACGCCCTGGCCGATTCACGTCCCGCGGCCGCGAGAAACGGGTGGTTGGTCATCTTTCGCGTGCCGTACTCGAGCCACACCGGCAGGTTCTTGGGACGCAGGCCACGGCGGTCGCGCACGGGAGCGACGAACACCGACCCGGTTAGCCCCTCGTCGAAGTAGACCGTGGTGATCGCGTCGCGCGTCTGGCCGCCATTCCGTTTGCCGACGGGCGCCAACGCCCTGGCCCGCTGCTCGGTGCGCTCCGTCGCCGACTCGACGGCCGCCACAAGGTCATCACGCATCTGGCCGCGCAACGCGGTCAGCTTGCGGACGGTCTCGTCAACGCCTTCGAGCGCGGAATACCGGGCCATTACCGTTCCTCTCGCAGAATCGCCGCCTGCGTCCGAAGCACCCGCACCACCAGCGGGTCGCCCCTCGGCACGTCACTGTCTTGCTTCGAGGCGTCCACGAGCGCCTTCGCCTTGGCGTAGCCGCGCAGCTCCACGATGCGCACCGCCATCTGCTCAGGATCTCGGGCCAGCTCGCGCGCCATCGCGGACGGCAAGCAGTGGAACTCCTCACACAGCCGCCCGATCCGCCACAGCCGCACCGTCTCGGGGTCTTGCGACCAGGCGCCATCAACGTTCTCGTCTAGGAGCTCGTGGATGGCGCGGTCGCGTTTCCCTGGGTCGCCTCGTAGTCGGCGTGGTCGTTCAGTTGCTGCGCCTCGTGGTAGAGCCACACCGCGGTGGGTCCATCGAGGCACTCGCGCGCCGGCCGGTCGATCCCGTCGTCGCACTTGATCAGCTCGTCGAGGGGCGTGGCGTAACTCCACGCCGTCAGCGCCTTGGCGCAGAGCTTCACCATGTAGGCGTGGATGTTCGACATCCGCGTTTCGAAGGCCGGCATCTCGGCCAGCGCCAGGCGGCGAAAGGAGACCCATTCCCCGGGTTCGTGGGGAATGGGCATCCGCTCGACCACCTTCCGTGTCGTCGGGGTGATCAGGGCCATCGGCTTACGACTCGGTGATGGTGCCGGTCGGCTCGACCGTCGCGACGAAGCGGTTGATCGCGCCGACGCCGGCCGCGCGCTTCACGGCCGTGACGAGCACCTCGACCGAGATGTACTCCCCGGTGAGGTAGGTGAGCTTCATCGTGCGCACCGCGCCGCCCCTGGCCGCCTTGATCATCTTGTAGAACCCCGTGGGCGCCGCGGTGTCGGTGATTTCGCCTTCGATCGCCACCGGCCCCGCTTCGACCATGCCCGTGAGGGCCTTCGTGATCGCCGCCGTGCCGAACGGCGTGTTCACGATCACCCCGTTCTTGATCTCGAAGTCGCCGACCTTGTCCACCTGGCTCGTGTAGTCGACCAGCGACCCGCCGGCGGTGGAGTCGAACTCGAAGGTGACATTGGTGCTGTTGCCCGTCGCCATGTCTCTGCTCCCTCTGCGCCATCACGGCGCGGTTTACAGGCGCTGCAGTCCCACGAGCGCCGTGATGCTCTGCCCCGACCCCGATCCCGTCCATGCCCAGGAGATCGCCACGTAGCGGTTGACGGTGCCCGCGATCGTGATGCGCTCAGCGCCGATGGCCGTTACAACGGCGAAGGTGCCCAGGTCCGCGTACGTCACGTTGTCCGCGGAGTGCCGCAGCTTGACGACGCAGTTCGTGTACCCGCCAAGCGTCAGTGCGGTGACCTGCAGATACCCCCGGGCGCCGTTGGCACTGGAGGCCGCGTTGTCCACGGGCGTCGACTGCGTGTTCCCGGCCGTGGTCCGGGCAGCGAGCGGCGCGATGATCACCGCGTTGTCGTCCACAGGCCCCGTGACTTCCATCACCGCGTCGGCCTTGTGGAACTCCTCGGCCTGGATCCCGCGCTTGTAGCTGCCGACCAGGGTGCCAGCCAGGCAGATGACTTCCGCGCCCAAGACGTTGTCGCAGAAGCCGGCGCAGATCACCTGGCCCGTGCGTCCCGTGGCGCCCATGATGGCGTCGTTCACGCCACCAATGGCCTCATCGAACCAGCCGGCGTGCGTGAACGCCCCGGCGGACACGCCCGGGTGTTCCTTCTGCACGGCCGTCACGCCGAGCGGCGTCCGGTCTTTCGCCGGGCTGAGGGCTTCGAACTCCATGGAGCGCCGCGACCCCAGGACGTTGCGACCGCCGATCAGCAGGAACGTCTGCGCCGAATTGAAGGTGCTCATGCGTCCGCCTCTTCCACGGCGTCACTTGCCGCGAATCCCGGCACGATCAACCCCTGCTCGAGCAGCCAGGGCAGGCTCGACTCTGGCACGCGCTCGCAGGTCTCATGCGTGGCCGCGAGCACTGTGCCGGCCTGGTCGGTCAGCTCCACCACTGCGAGATAGTGCTTGCCGTTCATGCCGCCCTCACATGGAAGTGAAACGTCACCGTCGTGTTGTAGCCCACCGCGCCGTCCTGGAATTGCATGACCTCTCCACGGGTGCCGACCCACTCCTGCATCCGCAGCGTCCAGCCGGGCACGGTCAACGTGGTGGGCTCATCCAGGATGGCCATGATTGCATTGGCGATCTGCGCGCCGCGCTCGTCCCCGTCCGCATCCGCGCCCGACGTGGTGATGTGGATGGGCACCTCCACCACCGCGCCGTAGTGCACACCCAGGGCGTCGTCGGGCCCCTCCGCGCACGGGCCAATGCTGACGTAGGGGGGCCCGTCCTCGCGGTGCCGATTCCGCGAGACGTGTCCGCCGCCGCAGAGCGCCCGCACAGTGGCGACATTCAGTGCCTCGAGCACGGCCGCGGCCACAGCAGGGATCGCAGAGGCCCGGGCCATCAGGCGACCCCTGGGCGCCGATACGGCGCGATCTTGGCGTCATAGCCGAACCGCGGTGGCACCGGCACGTATTGGCCGCCCACGCGTTCCGCGAACCAGACCGCCACGAGATCCCCCACGGCCGTCACCAGAGGGCGTGGCACGAGCGCAGCGCTGCTGTAGCCCACCACCACGCGCACCACGATCCCGGCCGCGCGCCGAATGTCACTCGGCCAGGTGCCGGTATCGCTGAGCACGATGCGGGGCGGATGACCCGCCGTCACAACGAGGTAGTTCGAGGTCGCCACCACGGCCGCAACGCCCGCCGTGTTCGTCACCGTGATGCTTGTCACCGACTGCAACGGCTCAAGTGGCAGGTAGATGGCGTCGTCTGGAAAGGCGTCCAGGGTCAGGTCCCACGTCTGCGACAGGAGCTTGAGCCCGGTGTCCTCCTCGACCTTCTGCCGCGCCGCCACAATCAGGTCGGACAACAACGCCTCGTGTTCGTCGGAGTTCCGCTGGAGCTGCGCCTTGATCTCGGCATAGCTCAGCGGCTCAGCCGTGGGGGCCGTGATGAGCGTGAGTCCCCGAGGCACGTCAGTCCACAACATGACGCCAATGCTCCGAAAAGTGGGCGCGCCCCCGTGACAGGAGCGCGCCCGAAGTGGCCGGTTACGCGGCGGTGACCGTGGCCCCGTCTTCCAGAGGCCAATACACGATCTCCCACTTCACGCGGCCCGTGCCGCCGTCCGACCCGGCGCAGTCCACCTCGATCGTCCCAGGGGGGCAGATGATCTCGGCGGCCTGCTTGCCCGCGATCGGCAGGTTCACGGTCTTGACCATCGCATTCGCGAAGGTGCCCGTGATGGTAAGAATCGAGTTGACCGCGGCCGCGTTCAGTTCGACGGTGGCGCAGATGTCCGTCGTGGCGCCAGCGCCGTCCGAATTCACCTTGAGTTTGGTGGCATTGGCCGCCGCCCCGATCGCCGTCGTCACCAGGCCGACGATCTGACGAATGACGACGTGCCCCGTCACCGTGAAGATGGCCGCCGCCGCGGTCTGGGGCAGCGCGCCAGTGGCCCGCTCGACGCGGATGACGTCGTTGACCAGCGCCTTCGACGCGGCGCTCAGATTCATTTCAGATACCGCCATGGTCGTACTCCTTTTGTCGCCCCTCGGCGATTAGTCGACGATCGCCGACGGCTTGGTGACCTGCTGATTGCCGTACCACAGGTAGGCCTGGGCTGCCGCGAAGTTCGTCGCCTCACCCGAGTTCGCGCAGGTGAAGTAGATCACGTCGTACCCGTCCGTCAGGACAGCCGGGTCGATCTCGAACACAACGATCTTGTGCTTGATGTCGGCCGTGACCGTGTAGTTGGCCGCGGCGGTCACGGGGGCCAGCGTGTCGGACGCCGCACAGTCCTCGTTCGCCCAGATGGGCACCGCCGGGACGACCGCGTTGGTGCCGATGGCCACATCGGTCGCCTGGCGCGGCACGAGGGCCGTGGCGTGCGCCGCGGCCTGGGTCAGATGGATCACGATCCAGGCCTTGAGCGCGTTCTTCACCGACACGGCATCGGAAGTGAATCCCGCATTGGTCGTGCGGGGGTGGATCAGTTCGACGATCTTGCAGGTCGTCGGGAGAGAGAAGGGCATGCTCATCGTCGTCTCGCTTTCAGGGGCGAGCTCCTGGACCGCGCCCAGGAGCCCGCGCCGGTGAGGGTCGGCGTTACCGCGCGGCCAGGGTGACGAAGGGGCTCAGCGACGTTGCCGAGGTGGCCTTGTAGGGCGTGGTCGCCGTGGCCGGAATCGGGCGGCCGTTCACCGGCCAGGTCCACCGGAAGGTCATCTCGTCGTAGATGAACCGGACGTGCATCGACGAGGCCGAGGTCATCGGCTTGTCGATCAGGAGGTACTCGCCGAGGTCGGCCAGGACGATGTCGCCCAGGTCGCCGAGACCGGAGGCCTGCTCGAGGGGCTGCACGGGGCGGCCGAAGAGCGTGCCGAACGGCGCGCTGGACAGGCCGTTGGCCGGCATGTAGACCGGCACGCCACCCACGCCGATGGCAACCGCCATCGTGTAGAGCTGCGGGAGGATCTCCTGGTTGATGTACCAGATGGCGCCGCCCATGTTCCGGGCGAGCAGCCGCGAGTGCATCTTCATCACGTTCTCGGCGACGATGGTGTCCGCCGCCTGGCCGCTCTCCTTGGCCACCGTAACGAGCGCCCCGGCGTTCAGGATGCCCTGGCACTGGCCGGCGCCCGTGCCGCGGAGGATCTCGTCGTCGAGCTTGAAGGCGAATTCGTCGGGGAACGCCGACATGGCGATCGCCTCGAGCGCGACGGCATCACGGAGGAGCCGGTCGGTGGCGTAGAAGAGCCCCTTGAGGTCTTCCAGCCGCAGCTCGAACTTGCCCAGCTTGGGCTTGGTCGCGGTGACCGCCGCCGCTTCCGCGGCGCGGTAGACCTGGACGCCTCCCCAGCGCGAGCCCGTCGCCCGGCTGGACTCGTCGACGTAGGGCGCTTCGAGACCATCGGACCCGGCCCCGATCTGGATGCGCTTGCACTTGGGCGCGAGCACCGCCGCGATCATGGCCTTCTCGAGCAGCGCGAGGGACCAGTCGGTCCGCACGAGGAAGCCGCCGTCCGAGGGCACGCCAGACGAGGCACCTGACGCGGCGAAGAGCCGCGGGTCAGCGGAGCGACCCGGCATGCCGGCGAACGCCACGGCCTGCAGGAACTCGCCGAACGTGGGGAACCCCTGCCCGGAGCTCGCGGCCGGCCCTGTCGGTTCCGTGGGGGGAAGGGCGGGCATCGCCTGCGCGGCGCGCTCGTAGCGCGTGAGCTCGTCCGCGATGGCCAGCAGTTCGGCCTGGATGGCGTCGTCGCGCTGCTTCTCGGTGTCGGTGAGGCCCCGACCGTCAGCCGCGGCGGCCGTCAGCGCGAGCTGCGCCTCCGCGTGCAGGTCGGCGCGCTTCTGCCGCAACGCCTTGATGTGCTTGAGAATCATGCTGCGTCTCCTGGGCGGGGCACAAAGCACAAGCGCGCGGCCGTGCCGCCCCGCAATTCATGGTGAATCACGGAAGCCGCACAACCGCGCGCTCGTCGGAGTCGCAGGTTGTACTTGCAGCGCCGGTCGTGGGACTCAACGGAGCCCGCGTCGGACGCTGTTCAGTTGTCGACCTATCCTACTCGCTCCAGTCGCCGTGTCAAGAGCCCAACGTCACCAGGCTCAATCGCCGCGCCCGAACATCGAGATCGTCGGCGGCCGCTTGGGTCGCCACCTTCATCCGCCCCGCACGGCCCAACGCCTCGCGGAACGTGCCAATCCGATCAATGAGCCCCGCCTGGAGGGCCTCATCGGCCCCCAGTAGGCGGCCCTGCCCGAAGGACTCTCGCACGCGGTCCGTTGACACCCGCCGACCTTCGCTGACGTCGGCCAGGAACTGCTCATACACCTGGTCGACGCGGCGCTGCATGTCGGCGCGCGCATCCTGCGAGAGGGGCTCGTAGGGATTCCCGTCCGTCTTGTGCTCACCCGCAGAGATCAGCGTCACGGTGACCCCGTCCTGCTCGAGCATCCGGCTGAAGTCCTCGTGGATGGCGTAGACCCCCACGCTCCCCACGTCTGCACTCGGCACGGCCCACACTTCGGTGGCTTGGGCCGCCAGCCAGTAGGCGGCGCTGGCCGCGGTCGTGTCCGCAAGGGCGAGAATCGGCTTCACCGCTTTGGCGGCGCGCAGCTCGGCGGCGAACTCGGTCACGCCAGAGACCATCCCTCCGGGGGAATCGATCCGTAGCAGGATCGCGCGGACCTGGGGATCCGAGATCGCCGCCTGGAGCTGCTTCTGCAGAGTCTCGATGACCGCCCCCCCAAAGAAGTACGAGAAGAGGCTGGGTCGATAGGACACCGGACCCGACACGGGGAGAACGGCGATGAGGCCGGCGCCAGACTGAAAGCTCGACGCGGAGGCCGCATCGGCCACGACGGGAGCCTGAGTGGCCTGGGCGGACCGGGCGGACGCAATACAGACCCGCAGGGCGTCCGGCAGCATGGCCCACGTGTTAGTCCAAATCTGGCGGAGGGCTTCGTGCGTCATGACAACTCCTGAGGGGACTCCGACAGCGCGAGGCCCGCGAGGGTGCTCGGCACCGTCCACTCCCAGTCGGCGGCCGCCGCCAGGCCCGCGGTGCGCAGCCGCGTCGCCTGTCGCTGCGCATACGACTGGGCACAGGCCAGGGGGAGCTTGAGGGTTTCAGCGACGAAGGTCGCGTGGGGGCCGTAGAACTCGTCGACCCACGCGGACCAGGCCGCCGCATCCGACGCGCACCGCTGTGCCGCCTTGGTCGCCGCCTGGACTTCCTTGCGCACGATACGCGCGGCGGCCTCTGTGACGATGGCCGCCACGCGAGGGGACACGCCCAGCGACGCCGAAGCCGCCGCCGGCGGCGCGGAGACCTCAGCCTCGGGAGGCGGGGCGGGCGCCCCGGTGATGTTCTGCGGGGTCAGCGGTTCGTCGAGACCAGGTAGCGGGTTCAGGTTCTCTCGGATCCGCGCTTCGTTCCGCGTCATGATGCCGAGCGTCACCATCCGCGTGTAGTAGTTCGACCGCGCGTCGGCGTTGCCGCGCATCAGGCCGTCGAGCAAGAACTCGGCGAAGTAGGTGTCGGTGGCGAGAATCAGGTCGCGGGCAATCACCTGCTCGAGGTTCACGCACCAGGGCGACAGGGTGTCGATGTTGTAATCGAGGTTCTGCTCTTCGATGTTGCTGAAGGTCGCCCGCGTCAGCTCGGCCATCTTGTGCAGCGGCATCCGGAACCACCGCGCGACTTCGGGCAGCTGGAACTGCCGCGATTCCAGGTACTGGGCATCCTTCGAGCTGATGCCCACTTGCTGGAACTCCATCCCCTCCTCGAGCACGGCGACCCGTTGCCAGTTCTGAGGACCCGAGTGCACGCGCTCGAACTGCCGCGCCAGGGTGTTGGCGGCTTCGGGAGTGAGCTTGTTCGGGTGCCGCAACACACCCGCCGGCCGCGGCGCCCGCCCGAACTGGAAGGCGGCATATTGCTCCGTCGCCAGCGAGAGCCCGAACGTTTCCTTGGCGAAGGTGATGACCGACACCCCGGTCCGACCGTCCAGTGACAGCCCGACCATGTGCAGCATCTGCGAAGCATCGATCGGACGGGGCGCCACCCCAGGGCGTTCGCGCACGAAGTACCGCGCGTGCTGGTTCGGAAGCACCTCCATCGTGACCGTGTCAGGGTGAATCGGTCGCAGCTCGTGGGCGAAGCCACGCGGACCAGGCACAATCTCGTTGTAGGCGTTGCCCCGAAGGAGGAGGTGCACCATCATGTGCTGGCGCCACTGGAACGACGTCTGCCAGGCGTTCGGTTGGGTATGCAGCACGTCGTACAGCGGATGACCGGTGGCGCGCTCTTTGCCCCCGTTGGCCAGGCGGCGATACATGATGAGGGGGAGCTTCGCCACGTCCTGAGAAATGGCGTTTACGCACGCCCAGACCGCTGAAATGGCCATCGCCGAGTCTGCGGAAATCCGCGGCCCAGAGTGGCTGGTCTCCCCGACGCCGCGATACCAGAAGTCCGCGTCCGGCGGCGGCGGGTTGGTGCCGGCTGCATGAGGCGATAGGCCGAAGAGACGGTCGAGAATCACCGTTCGACACTCCCTCGCCGATTCGACCACGGCCGGCGCGCGGCGAGCACCACCGCTACCACCACGCAGGCCACCCCGATCGCCATAAGCCCGAAACGCCAGTCCATCAACCAGGCGCCACAGAGCAGGAGGGCGACGCCTCCCACCAGCAATCCATCTAATACCAAGGACCAGAGGGCGCGTCGAGTCACGATTGTCATCATCTGTCATCACCTGTCGCGGTATTTCGGAGAGCGGGCCGCTTCCACGTCCTCGCGGCGCACGCGGACCCGGCGCGTGGGAAACACTTCTACCGACGCCAAGCGCCCCTCGTCAATCCACCGGCGTACCGTGCGCGGGTGCAGGTCGAGGAGGCCCGCCGCCTGGCCAACCGTGAGGAGATCGTCCCCGCGAGCGTTGAGAAACACTAGTGGAGCCTCTGTGTCAGATGTCCGTGGCATCGTTCCCCCAGGTGATCTCGGTGAGCCCGCGCTCTTCGTAGACGGACACCGTGGTTTCGATCAGGCGCAACGCCGAACTCATGCCGATGACCGACGCCACGATCGGATCGATACGGCCGCGGCTGCGCTTCTTGATGGGCTGGATGTTGTCCTTCCCGTCACGCTGCACGACTGCGTTGCCAGCGCACCAGGTCATCAGCGGGGAGCCCATCGCGTCCACCTGGCCGGCCAAGACGGCCGCTTCGAACGCCAGGGAGGCCGCTGAGAGATGGGCGAACGTCTGCGGAATCTCCAGCACCTGATCCTCAGAGAACCCGTCCTCGGACACCAGGTTCTTGATCGCCGTGCCGGCATGCCATGGGTCAAACCCGATGCGCGCAATGGTGACCTGGTCACGGGCCGCCACAAGCACCGGGCGAATCAGCGCGTCATGATCGAGACTCGTGCCGGGCACGGCAGTGAGCCAACCCTGGTCGGCCCAGACGTCGTACTTCGCGCGGTCGCGCCGGGCCCGGTCGATGAGCGTGTCCTTGGGGGTCCAGACGCGCGGCACCAGCCGCCAGGACGAGCGTGACTCCGTGGGCGGGAACACAAATACCAGGGCGCAGAGGTCGAGCTTCGACGCCAAGTCAATGCCGACGAAGCAGGTCTCACCGGCCAGGTCTTCGAACCGCCAGTCCGTGCGCTGGCCCTTCTTCCACCCTTCAATCGACAACCACGGCGTCGACGAGTTGACCCAGAGATTGAGGCGCTTCTGCTTGAACGTCGCCGCGGCCGCGGGCATCGCGGCGGCCTTCCGCGCGAGCGACCGCATGTCATCCGGCTTGACCGTCACGCCCCAATTCGGGTTCGCCTTCTGCCACGTGCGCTCATCGAGCCAGTCGTCTGGAGGGACACCGTTCGCTTCGTCGCCCACGTCGGCATGGGCGATGAAGGCGAAGAAGGTCTCGTCCTCAAGGATCTCGTCGAGAATCTGGCACGCGTAGTCGTGCTGGTCTCCGCAGGGCGAGCTTTCGTTGTCCCCAGCCGTGGTGATCTGGAAGTGTAGGGGCTGCCGACGGGCGCCGGTCGCCGTCTCCATGACATCGATGAGGCCACGGGTCTTGTGCGCGTGGAACTCGTCGGTCACGATGAGGTTGGGGTTCAGGCCGTCCGTGCTGTCGTGGTCGGCCCCGAGCGGTTCGAGCTTCGACGCCGACGCGTCGCGGTGGAGGTTGGCCACCTGGACGGCGATGCGGCTCTTGAGTCCGCTCGACTCGACCAACTTCTTGGCGTCCTCGAAGACGATCTTCGCCTGCTCGCGTTTCGTCGCGATGCAGTACCCCTCGGCGCCTGGCTCGTTGTCGAAGAAGGTGACATACAGCGCTACCACGGCCGCCTCGAGGCTCTTGCCGTTCTTGCGGGGGATCTCGTTGTAGGCCGCCCGGAAGCGCCGCAAGCCGGTCTCGACGTGCACCCAGCCGAAGATCGACCCGAGCCGGAACAGTTGGTAGGGCTGGAGCACAATCGGCGCGGCGACTGGCACATCAAACAGGTGCCTGCAAGCGCGGCACTCATACCGAAAAGGCCTCCGACCGTGGGACTGCTGGGCCTTCTGATACGCGTCTTTGTCGACGAGTAGCACCAGAAGGTCGGCCAACTCAGGGCTGAAGCAGTGTGGACACGTGCTCGCCCACTCGCCCTTGTAGTGCTTCAACTGTCGGGAGAACCTGAAGAAGCGATCCGCCCGGTCGGCCTCGAAGCGATAGGGGAACTCAGGAGACCCCTCGCGCGACCGATCGCGGAGGTGCCGCGCGCACGACAAGCGGTGGTACTTCCCCGCCGGCACGGCGCCGGCCATCACCACCTGGGCGTAGGCGTCGACGGGGTGACTCATCCGCGAGCCTCGAACTCAGCGAAGGGATCCGCCGGCTTCTCGTCTGGCTCACTGATCGCCTTCCCGAACGGCGCCATCCCGAACTTCGCGTGGCCGGCCTCGATGCGCTTGTGCCAGTTATTCAGGTCAGGCCAGAGCGGGTGCTTCTTCAGGACCTTGTCTTCCTTGGTCTCGACCCACTGGGTGAACCCATCCTTCTCGAGCTCAGCCAGGATGCGGGCGTAGACGACGTGAGGGTGGCAGACCAGGTCGACAAAGGTCAGGGCGGTGTCTTTCGTGAGCGTCCCAGCCGCTAGGGCGTCCGGGGAGTACCGCGCCCAGATGGCAACCTCGGGGTCCGGCGTACCAGCCGGGCACTCGACCACCCGGGGAGCCGAAGGCGTCTCAGGCGCCTTTCCGGCGCGCTGGCGGGACCCGTGCGTGAAGGCCACGACGTTGTCCTTCCGCTTCCGTCCGGCGCCAACTCGTCGTCCTCCGCTGCCTGGGCCACCCATTGAATTCCCCCGTCATTCCTCGCCGATACGAATAGGTATGATTGTTTTGAATTCGAC